CATGCAAATGATAGACTTGAATTTGGAACTTCAGCATCAACGAGAGTAAAAATAGATTCAACTGGTGCAATGACTAACGCCACACAACCAGCCGTACAAGCAAAACTTTCTTCTGATCAAAGCAATATAACTGCGGGTAGTTTATACACTTTTCCGTTTGCTACCGAAATATTCGATCAGAATGCAGATTTTGACAATTCTAATTACACCTTTACTGCTCCTGTTACTGGAAAATATTTTATAGGTGTAAATGCTACTACTGGTGGTTTACCAACAGCTGCTAATTATGTTCAATTTAAATTTGAAACTTCAAATAGGAATTATAACGCAACAGAAGACCCAGATGGCCTTGATAGTTCTCCCGTTTATTATAATTTTAATTTATCTGTTTTAGCAGACATGGATGCTAATGATACATGCATTATAAAATGGCTTACTCAAGGATCTGTTGACACAACAGATTTTTATGCAGAAACTTATTTATCAATATATTTAGTATGCTAACGAAACAATTAACCTTAAAGGAGGTAACACATGGCTGAACATAAAAAAGAAGTAACATTAACAGATCTACAACAAAAGATTTTGTCTAATGATTTGTATAACGACACAGACAACAAAGGTCTTGATGATTGGATACAGGCAGCAGTTGATGGTAAGATAAGCAACTGTTGGAAGCGTATGCAACGTGAGTGGACTGATAAGTTGATGAATGATGATTCATTTACAGATCCTATTCCATCTAACCAAGCTGACTTTGTAGCACTGGTCACGGCTCGTTCTGATTATAAAAACAGAAAAGCTAGAGACGATGCGGCTGACCCAACTAACAGCTAACAATGGAACAAGAAAACAGGGAAGCTATCATACGCATAGAGGGTAAGCTAGAGCTGCTTGACCAAAAGATTACCAATATGCGTGATAACCATATACATCACCTGGACTTGCAACTGAAAAAAACAAATCAATATATATGGGCTATCAGCTCTGTCATTTTTGCTGGACTCATAACACTTTTATACAGATCATTTTTATAAAAAATTTATGGCCCTCTCAAATACCAGGGGCATGGTAGCTGAGTTGCGTGCCGTTGCACACCTTGCTAACGACCCTGACATAATGACGTTTGTACCGTCTGGCGGTCTTGGGCCAATAGATATTATTACGATAAATAAAAAAACAGGAGAGCATAGATACTATGACGTAAAGTTTGCGTCTATGCGTAAGACTGTAAAAAAAACACACAACCCAAGAATAAACAGATCACTAAATAATTTACAAAGATCATTTAGTAAAAATTTAAGACCAATAAGGATAGAAATAATATATGTCGATGATAACGGACGAGTCACACTTTAATGACGGACAGGACAAGTGGCCCTCTTTTTCTTACAAAGAGTTAGCTTGTCAACACACAGGTACGATAAATCTACCAGAAGATTTTTTGATAGCTCTACAAGAGCTGCGGGATGCCTACGGCAAACCTATGAGAATAACATCAGGTTATAGATCACCAGAGCATCCTATAGAAGCCAAGAAGTCCAGTCCAGGTTATCACTCTAAGGGAGCTGTCGATGTTGCCGTAAGTGGGGAAGATGCAATAAAGTTATTAACACTGGCATTAAATCTTGGCTGGACAGGCATTGGTATAAACACACCATCGTTTATACACCTGGATCGTAGATCACAACCAACAATATGGAAATATTAAAATGAACCCGTTGATGTTAATAAAACCACTTATGGGTTTAGCTGGTGGCCTAATAAAAAATCCTGTGGTGGATCTTGTAATCAATAAGACCACTTCAGCCATTTCTCATAAACTTGAAAAAGATAAAATTATAAAAGCAAAAGAGATAGAAGCTGCAAAGCAAGTGGATGTTGCAAAGATTGGTGTACAGTTAGAACAAGTAAAGCAGCAGGAGAACAGCTGGAAAGACGAGTGGCTTACGGTTTTTTTTACAGCAATAATACTTATGCATTTTTTACCCTGGACGCAGCCCTGGATGGCAGCAGGATGGGAGATACTTAAATCAGCAAACGATTACTTTTGGATAATTATACTAACAATTGTTGGAGGTAGTTTTGGTGTCACAACACTTAACAAGTTTAAAAAATGATCTGGGTCATCACTGCGATGCTATGGCATCACGACATTACAGGCCCAACATACAGCCAGTACAAAGATGAGACCTTTACATCTAAAGTTGAATGTTTAGATCATATATTTTGGAATAAAGGAGAGCTGGTGTACAAACTTGTAGAAGTACACGGCACAAGAGAAGGAAAAACATTAAAGACCTGGGCTTTCTTTTGTGAAGGCACACAGTTAGAGGAAGTATGAAAGTAAGTGATAACACATCAATATCCATGCCTGTACGCAACCTGCTATCAATTATTGGTGCAGTTGCAGTCGGGGTATGGGCGTATTTTGGCATAGAGCAAAGATTAAATATAGTTGAAACTGAAATACAATTGATGAACGCTGACCTACTAAAAGCAGCCGCACAGACCCCTATAGATCAGGAACAATATATGTTGCTAGAATTTTTAAGCAAAGAACACGATAAGCTCAAGGCAGATGTAGAAGAAAAACTACCAATGATAGACGCTGTAGATATGCACTCACAATTCCTTGAGGACAGAGTTATAGACCTAGAAACACTTACAGACAAACTAAGAGGCAATGGCCATGATTGAGGTCGTATTTGCTATCCTAATGATACAGAATGGAGCTGTCATAGAGTATGTACCTACTAGCGGCATGGCTGACTGCCTGGAACAGAAACGCATTGTTACAAGGCAAATCGGTGAGAATCAGGAAGGCATCACAATGCAATGCCAACAGGTCAAAGCCGAGGTCGAAATCGACATGGGAGACAGAAAAAGGATCATCAAAATAATTGAATGAAAAAGGTCAAAAACAGGATAATAGGTGATTGTGACTATTGCGGTAAAGAGCTGCATGCCTTTGGCACACCCTTTGTAGTTGAGCCTTACAAAGTCATTTACAAGAGATTTTTTTGCCACACCATCAATCCTGAAACCAATTGTTTGTACAAACATTGGGGCATTGAAATGACCGAAAAGGTCAAAGAAAAATAAAAAAAATATTTATCCCCAACCCACAACAATCCCACAAAACACTAAGTCATTGTATTTATTATTATAAATGGCGGAGAGGGTGGGATTCGAACCTACACACACCACGGTTTTCCGCCAAAAATTAAATATCTTGTTTAAATCTTGGCTGCAAAAACCTCAACAAAACTCCCAAAAAAAATACAAAAATATTTTTCCTCAACCCAACCCAACGGTCATTTAGGGTATTGACATTTTGTGTCATCATCCCCATATTCTAGTTGTAACAACAACGAAAGGAAACAAATGACTGACAAACCACAACCAGGTAGGCTTTACAGACTGACTGGCGGCAAGAATAGCAAGTGCATTGCTAACGGCAACAGCTGGTCTGACTCAGAGTTTACAAACACCGAGTACAAAAAAGCGTTTGGACTACCAGACAATGCACTCGATGAGTTCATACAAAGAAATATCATTTTAGATAACAGAAAGGATAATTAATGAAAGCAGTTGTTGAAAATTATACAAATGCAGAAGGCAAACAAGCCTTTAAAGTTGTTGCACCATACATGGACAACAATAAACTCAAGTCAAAGGTAAGAAAGTTTAACCCTTCTACACACTTTGCATCACATGACAAACCACGCAAGGCAGCTCAAGAAGCTGCCGTTGCTTATTGTGCAAAGATAAATGAAATAGGGCATGAACAATTTTTTACAGAGTTTACTCTGCTTGATGCCATCAAGCCATACCTGGAGTCAAAACAAAATGATTTTGACAATGAGGATTTGTCTTACAAGGAATTGCAAAACATCAAATACCAATGCAATGAGCTGATAGGTAAGACAAAGTTTGCAACAATACCTGTAAAAGAGCTTGTGGCAGATGACTGTAAAAAACTTATCTCACAGCTGCGTGAGCTGGGCTGCAGCCATGATAAAATTAGACGCTGCTTGTTTGATGCAAAAGCTATGATGGACACTTGCGTCAGTAAAAAAATTATTGGCAGCAACAACCTGCGTGCTTTTAAATTTAAAAATCGTAAACGCAAAGTAAAAGAGGTTGAGCTAATAGAGATACCATCAAAAGAAGATTTGGCTGCGTTAGAAAAAAACAGCACTGGTGTTTATAACACTATTGTCTGCACCGTGCCTTGGCTTGGCATGCGTTGGCAGGATTGGGCTGCACTGAAATGGTCAGATATTGGCTGGAACAGTAATACAATCCATATCAATTCTTTTGTGTCCAGGACAGACGATGGCACAGAGAACATAAAACAAAGAGGTAAAACTGATGCAGCTAAAAGATCAATACCTATGTACGGCAAAGTAAAAGAGAAACTGCGTGAGTGGCAAAAAGACAAAGACAGCTGCGATCAGTTTGTGTTTGGTAAGGATGGTAAATGGATTGTTTACGAGACTGCCAGGCGTAATTTTATGAAGCTCAAAAAGAAAAGCAACTGCAAATATCACGGTGGCCTACATGCTTTTAGACACTACTACGCCAGCTTTTTATTTGACTCAAAGGTGTACAGTGATTTGCAAATAGCTGCTTTCATAGGTCACGAAGACCCAGGTTTTACTATGAAAAGGTATGCTAAGTGTTTCAACGACCACGACAAATGGATTAACGGCATAGATAAGATAGATAGTATATTGGGGGGGTGCTAGGGTACTGGCCCAGTCAAATTAGGGGCATCCTCGTGCAAATTTGAAAGACTTTTTTTGCATTTTGGAGTACAAAAAACCACTTCTTTCCCTTTTTCATTATAATCATACAAAAAGTTTGTCCTTTGCTTGGTGTTAAATCTCACCTTGCAACCATCACATTTAAGCGTCATGTTGTACATCTGGTGGCTTTGCCTTTATTCGGTATGGGTCAGTTGATATATTTTTAATCTCATCAGGGCCTGGCTGTTTACCACTTAAAATGTCAGTCATGTTTTTTTTCATATAGTTTGCAACCACACCTGCAATGTTATCCTGGCTCAATGTCTCAGCCATATCTTTTACAGACTCACCACGTTGGAAACATCTTGATAACATTTTACCTGATGCCCGCAGCTCTCGATCCAGGTATGAGTCCTGCGGCACAAGTTTGATCCAGGCTGCTTTGATAATGTAACATTCATTTTCTTTTTCTACGTAGTCTACAACCACGGTCAAGTTTCTGTTATCTACTTTCATTGGAAAAGTTACACACTTCATCCTGTTTGGCAACGGCTCTCTATCAGACATTGACTATTTGTATTGACCGAGCTGTGCCAGGTATCATTTCTATTTGTTTACGCCTGATCAGTGACAATACATGTGATCTGGCTGTTGGTTCTGTAATTGACATAGCAGCTGCAATCTCTTGATGTGATGGACTGTAACCATTTTTATCAATAAATTTTTTTATAAAATCATAAACTCTTTTTTGTTTCAGTGTCATCAGTTATTCCTTTTACGATCATAAGTAATTAATCTATCTAAAAACCATTGTGCTTTTTGCAAGTCCTGTGTTGGATGACCTTTTCTTTCAGCTCTCATAATATATTTAATAGTTGAGCCTTTGCAGTAACCACGAAACTCAGTTGGTGACAACGTATCTTCTATAATGTCAATTGTTTCATACAGAGTGCTTGTATAATGTGACGGTCTATTTACAGGGTCATCATCTACCATACAAACACCACCATAAATAAAACTATACCAATGATTGCAATTGCAATAGCTTTCCAGCCGTACGGTGAAATGTAGTTCACTTAGTCCTCCTCATCGTCTAAAACCAGCTCTCGATGGTATGTTCTCAATGCAGCTAAAATAACATGATTATCAGTTGGATAAGGGTATATTTTAGATACTTTTAACAAACGTAATTTTTCTCTAAATATTTTTTTACATTTTTGTATCAAACTATCAATCTCATCTTCTTGACGTGGATTGTGTATTTGATGACGTTTGTGATAAATATTATTCATTAGAATGGTGCTTCCTCTGTTTCTTCAACTTTTTGTACCTGGACAGAAAATTTGTAATCTTTATCTGCCGCAGCGTTCCATATAGATAAACGCAATTCTCTTTCACTACCGTCTTTATCAACAATAGTAATAGGCCCACCAAAATCAGGAGCTTTATCGTTACCTTTTTTATCGTTTGCATAAGCTGTGCCATTGCCAACCTTTATATAATTTTTAGCCATCGTTTTTTCCTTTCGTTAGCTGTTTTTGTTTTTTAGAAAAATGAGCCGCAAGTTCTTTATATTTTTTGTTGTCTTGTTTCATAAGATTTTCAAAAAATTCACGCACCTGCGGCTCGTTCACTATATCGTTGAGTTGATCTATAGTGCTTGCACTAATAAATCTTTCCTCAACATCACCTATAGTTACAGGGGGGTCATCAGGCTTTTTTTGTTTTTCCGTAGCCTGGATAACTTCTTCAGCTGATGCAACATTGTCGTTTGTTAATCCGAGCAAACCCAAAGCTCGACCGACAGCTGATGTTTCACAATTCATCAATGCTGAAGTTTTATTGACAGGTGACGATCCTCTAAACTGTTCAGAGTAGCCATTAGATACTATTTCTCTGTCAATAAATATACTGGCTTTCATCAATACACGTTTTTCTGTGTTTTCTATAATCTTTGTACTGATGATAGCTCTTGTACCAAAATATTTACGCAACAAACCTAACCTGGTTGCAACGCCTAAATAATTTTTACCTTTAATATTCATAGATAATGATTTTTCATTATCTTGTATTTCTTTACGAGCTGCTGCTAACAACTCATCTCTGTCTTTACGTTGTTTCATTGTTGTGCCTCCCTGTACACTTGTTTTGCATGTTCTGCTGCGTCCTGACCTATATCCCATTCGTAATTGTGTTCCCAGTCGGGGTCTAGATCTCGTAAGAGATCCGACACCGACCCTTTTGACTTCATAATTAATCTGTCACGCATTTTGGCCATGCGTTTATAATGTTCAAGGTGTTCCTCCATACCTTCTTTTGTTAGTGACTGACAATTTGATGAGTCAAAAATTTTATATTCTTTTTCGTTTGCGTATAAAATAAAAGGCCTTTTACCTGTTGCAAAATGATAGAAAGCAGTTTGCCTGGCGTGCGACAGCTGCGGTTCGTCTATTGGCAACGGCATAGTCTTTTTAGTTCTTGTGCCATCTTTCTTTGGTCTGTTTAAAGATGGACATTTCATTTTTTGTTCTAAAAATTTAAGACTGTCCTCACCGTCAGTCCTGCCCTCACAGTAAATGTAATCAAATTTTAATTTAACAGTATTTTCTGCAACTACAGGAGCTGTCATACTTAACGACTTCCATCCTTGGTATGCGTTTTTATACATGTCAGCTGCATAATCTTTTATGCCCAGGTAAAGTTCTTTGTCTTTGTCATCCCATGGATCATATTTTTCTATTGCCATGCCAAGCATGTCATATCCCTCCTGCTGGCTTGTTTTCTTTTTGTTTTGTGTGTACTCACCTGTATCATATGCAAACAACTCATCACAAAAATTTAGCTGGCAAATATCACCAATGGTTGTACCGAGATACATTTTAAAATTATATTTAAGTTTGCTGCGTTCTGCAGAAGTCAGCACACCATATCTGTATGCCCACAATGCCAGGCTGCAGTTTAGTTGTGTAGGGGAATAGTGATCAATACCTAAATCTGCAAAAGCCTGGGGCGTTGTTTCTAATATTTCTTCTAAATTTTTCATCTTTCTTATGTGAGCCGTCACCTACTGGCGTTGTATATATGGCAAACGGCTCGAAAAAAATTTAAAAAAAAAATTTAATTTTTGCAAATATTTTTCAAATATTTTGTATTGCATTGACCTTTTGTGTCATTGTGGATTTGTGAATAAGTTAAAAAAATATTAGAAAACTTATTATTTTTTTTCACAAAACATAAACATCTAAAAAATAGACATGACATAAAACGTGTAAAAATAATTGACACGCCTGGACATTTTATTATCAAAGATGCATCCAATATATTTCAGTGTATTTATTTTTTGTGTTTGTAAATTATTGTCATCATTATGAATTTAAACGAGTGGTGTGCCATAACTGGCAAATCTAGAAAAGAAATAGCAAGAGAACTAGGTAACATAAGCCCTCGTAGTGTCTATAGATGGGCCACAGCTGAGAAATTTCCAAAGCCGCCACAGCTTGTAAAAATATACGAAATTACAAAAGGTGCAGTTACAGCAAACGATTTTGTAAAGCATTGGGTTGAACGAAATGGTCAAAAAAAATAAGTTTCATCATGGCAAGTTTAGGCTTGTTTGTATCGAGTGGGAGGACGCACAAGACCACGAGACAGGATGGAGCAGTCTTAAAAAAGCACAACGGCACGAGACAGCTCCCGTCATCAGTGTTGGCTGGATAGTACAGGAGACTGACAAAAAATATGTCCTGGCTGGTGATTTTATACTTGAAGATTTAGAAACAAGCAGGATTACATCTATACCAAAAGATTGGTGTCAAAAAGTTATTAATCTAAATCTGCAAAATGATAGTTAATTTAGCCTGGCATGAATACTTTGCAGCAGCTGTGGTTGGTATGCTGCGTAAGACACAAAGCATCCATAAACAGCACCAGGATGGCTACGGGGCTACAATGTCATCAAAGCCTATATATGATGCAGGATGGGCCGTTATATCAGCTGCATCTGAAATAGCTGCAGCAAAAGGTCTTAACAGATATTGGGATTATAGCGTCAACACATACACAAGGTCAGACCTGCATGAGCTGGAGGTTAAATGCCAAATGCATTACACACAAGACCCTGCAAAAGATGCAAACTATTTAATTATTAGACCAGGCTACAGTGACCTGCAAAAGTATCTGTTGGTTATCTGTCATACTCACACAAAGTACGAGCTAGCAGGATATATCCATGGAAGTGAAGCTAAACGTGATGACTGGGTTGCCAAGGTTGGCAACAGGCCATTCTTTTACAAAGTGCCTATTGATCAGCTTAGACCTGCAGCGGAGCTGCTATGAGTAAACTAATTCTGTTTGTATTGTCGTTGGTGTTTGCTATCACGTCTTACAACCTGCTTGTGTACACGAAACACCATGACTCTAATTATTGTGCAGCTGAAATTGAGTATGTTAAACACGGTATCGGTGAGCTGCTGGATCACCACGGGCTGAATCATCTTGACTAATAATGCTGCAAAATGGGCCACATTTATACGTTCTGGTACTAGCCCCAGGGCAAAGGTCGTGTACCTCATTCTTTGCGAGTATATGGCAAAATACGGGCGGTGCTATGTCAGACAAACCACCCTTGCTAAACAACTATCCTGGAGTAAACGCACAGTGATCAGAAGCCTGGACGAATTGGAACGGGGTGGATGGATAAGACGCAAACGACTGCCGAGCAGCTGTGAATACTATGTGAAAGAAAACCTGCTGACTGATGTGACACGGGTGTCAAGTATTAATAGAGTACTAAGTACTAATAACACTACTAATAATACTACTAAGAATACTAAGCTAAAGATGCCAGATATGTCATATCTAGGGAAACGACTTAGCAGGGGGTATAAGATGAAAGTTACTGAACGTAACACACCTGCCAAGGTCACTAAAGCAGAGCAGGACGCTAAGATGAAATTTCTCAACAGCATGGACAAGTATGACCGTGAAAAGTGGTGGGCTGCGTACATGGCAGGCAAAGTCAAACCCCCAAAAGGTTTCAAAATATGAGTATCACCTCTGTACAAATCATTGAGATGTTTGAAACAGCACACGATGTTGAACAAAAACTACCACCAGCTGTTCGCAACGGGATGGCTACCATGCGTTTTGATGTGGTAAATGAAAAGACAGAACATGCTGCGTGGCACAAGGTAAAACCACGGTTTACTGCATCGGCACGGGAGATAGAAATATACGAATTTGTACTGTTTTACCTTAATCCTATGATGGGCCAGGAAGAACGTAAAATGGTATGGGCAAGATCAATCAAAGCACCTTGGCACTGGATAGGAAGTCATATACTAAAATGCAGTCGGCATACTGCAAAAAAAAGGTACATGGAAACAATACGCATGTTGCGTATGCGTATATTGATTAACGATGAGCTGACAAAAAAAATACCAAAACAAATAAAATACACATGATTTTTTTATTAGACAAATTGTACCGAATAATCTACCAAATATATTATAATCAACAAATCAGTGTGCAAGCTGAGTAATCATGCCAGGAAGACCAAGTAAAAAAGTCTTTTGTGAAAGCTACACAAGGCGTAGTAACTACACAGTACAATGCAAAGCCAAAGGGTATTTGATGAAGTCAGGTCACTACCGTTGCAAAAACCACGGTGGTATGAGTACAGGCCCACGATCTGTTGAAGGTAAAGTCAAAGCCTTGAAAAATTTAGTATCAATGAGACATAAGACTGATGATGAAATTAGAGCAATACTCAGACAAAATATTAGAACAACTACAGCTGGGTACACCATTGACGAAGATCTGCAAGCAGAAGGATATGCCAGGTCTGACAACAGTATATAAATGGGCCAGAGAAGATAAGGAGTTTGCGGCTGACTTGCAAGAAGCACGCAAGACAGGAGCAGCTACCTGGCTAGATAGATGCTTAGAGTTGTTAGAGCAAAAGGACATACCACCTAATCAGCTGGGGTTCTTGCGTGAACAGATGCATCACTATCGTTGGCTTGCTAGTAAACTCATCAGTGTTTACGGTGACAAGTCAGAAGTAAAACAGACAGGAGAAAGTACAATTAAAGTTATGTGGGAGGGAGATCTTGCTACTTCCACACATGAAACGCAGGCTCTCGCACACGGGAAAGGAGTCCAGGAAATTCAGGAAAAAAAGCAGCTGTCCAACCCAGAGCTGTGACAAATGCAAAAATATGAGGCGTGGCCTAATGTTTTTGTGGTATTTGTACCCACACACACATTTTTTTTGGCGGAAAACCAGGCTCGACCCCCCCAAAACGGGGCTGCCTTTGTTATATATATATAGATAGGACTTTAGTACGGACGATGACAGACAAACCAGATGTAAAAGCAGCGGTCTATTTTGATCAACTGCAGCGTAAAGTTGTTGTAGAAATAGGTGTGTTCGAAGATGATGACGATGCCAAAGCTGCGTGCGATTTTATAATAAACTTACTTGATCTGCACAAAACCAGCATACCGTTTGAGGCAACGGTGCATTAATGCAGGTTATAAAGATACCGTATTCTCCAAGGCCACAGCAGAAGGTTTTGCATGATGCCTTGCAAAAATACCGATTTGCCGTATGTGTCATGCACAGACGGGGCGGTAAAACAATATTCTCGATTAATCATTTGATCAAAGAGGCCCTAACAACAAAGCACAAAGATTTTAGAGGTGCTTTCTTTTGCCCAACAAGAGTGCAGGCAAAACAAGTTGCATGGGATTATGTAAAAGAATTTTCCAGAATGATACCTGGAATGAAATACAACGAGACTGAGCTGCGTGCAGACTTTCCAAACGGAGCAAGAATAACATTGTTTGGCTCAGAGAACATAGATGCTGCCCGTGGCTTGCGGTTAGATCTAGTTGTAAATGATGAGTATGCACAGATGGACAGCAGAATGTTTAGTGAAGTGCAACGTCCAGCTATTGCAGACCGTCAAGGCAAAGTAATATTTATTGGTACACCAAACGGTATGGATGCTTTTTACCATCTATACGAGGATGCCAAGGCAAATCCTGAGTGGTTTACTTGTTTATTTAAGGCAAGTGAGACCAGGCTGCTGCCACAAGAAGAATTAGACTCTGCAAAGAAACTGATGACAGAAGATCAGTACATGCAAGAGTTTGAAGTTTCATTTACAGCTAACGTAAGCGGAGCTGTCTTTGGAAAACAAATAGAAAAAATGGAGGAGGAGAAACGAATTGGACTATATCCGTATGATGTGGGATACCCTGTTGACGTATATTTCGACTTGGGCATCTCCGATAAAACGTGTCTTTTATTCACTCAAACAATTGGTAGAGGATTATTCGTCATTGACTGTTATGATAATAGCAATTATGGCCTTGATCATTATGCTGCTGTTATAAAAGATAAAAACTATTTAATTAGAAACTATATTTTTCCGCATGATGTTGCTGTAAGAGAGATGTCCACAGGACACTCCAGGCAAGAGTATGCGTACCAGCTAGGGATGCGTCCAATAAAGATTTGTCCTAAGCTGCCTGTAGAAGATGGGCTGCATGCAGGTCAAATGTTGTTATCAAAAACATACATTGACCGTGAACGCTGCAAACCATTTTTAGATGCAATGAAATGGTATCACCGTAAGTATATGGACAAGGACAAAACATTTTCTAGACCTGTCCATGATTGGAGCAGTCACTTTGCAGATTGTTGGAGATACGTTGCAGTTGCACACCAAGAATTAGATTTAAACCAATTACGGCCACCGCAGAAAGAGGCTGCGGGCCTTCACTACAATCCATTAGGAGAATGATATGGGATTTTTAAGACCAAAAACTATTGTGATGCCGCAGGCTGCACAAAGACCCGTAGCGGCAAGCCAGGTAAAAACACCACCCGCTACAATAGAAGATACATACGCAAAAAAACCTGACGATACAATAATTGTAAAAGACGCAGAAGGAAACGAAACAGGTGAAGTGACAACAGCAAAAAAAGAAGCAGAAAAGAAAATAAGAAAAAAGAAAACAGGAATGACACCTACAATCTTGACAGGGCCACAAGGTGTTGAAGAAGACGCAGATATATTTAAGAAATCATTATTAGGTTGATTGATATTGTTAGAGTGTACGGTCACGAAGAACTTTATAACTTCTTGACTGTCATTAAGTACCCGTACTTAGAGACACACAACGAAATCATTTATTATGCAAAAATATTTAAATTTGTACACGATCAGAATACGGCTGGATTTGTGTGGCTATACGACATCCAGGATGGAATGTTCCACACGCATCTTGTTATAGCTGACGAGTACAAAGGAAGAATACTAACACGCAAGGTTGTAAATAATTTTTATAACTTTGCATACGGTTTGGGAGCAAAGACTTTAGTGGCAAGCCCAATACCAAAAAAACTTATAGAACTTTACAAACGCATAGGCTGGACACAGTACAAACGTAACGAGTCCAGGCTAGACTTGCCCTACCAATGGAGAAAAAAATGGGATTTATACCAAAGCCAGTAATAAACTTAGTTGACAAGGTGATTGATGTTATACCTGAAGTACAAGCACCAACACCGCCACCACCACCAGTAGTAGCTGCACCACCACCAGCACCAACACCGCCACCTCCTCCGCCTGGGCCAACACCAGCAGAAATAGCTGCGGAAAAAGCAAGAAAGAAAGCAGCAGAGGAAGCCGCTAAAAAGGCTGCCGCTGAAGCTGCAGCTAAAAAAGCTGCTGCAGAAGCTGCCGCAAAGAAAGCAGCACAAGAAGCAGCTGCAAAAAAAGCAGCAGAAGAAGCTGCAGCAGATAAGGCCGCAGGAGCTACAGCTGAACTTGGAGCTTACAGTGCAACAGCCAAACCAGAGGGTAGAATATCAAGACAAAGAAAACCTTTAGTGCAAACTTCACAAAAAGGTGTTCTAGGTGAGCCAACTATATTTAGACCAACTCTTTTAGGTTAATGTATAGATCAAACAATATGCTGTCAGCACCTTTTAGTTCTCCAATAAAATTTGCTGCAGCAACAGATGTCACAAAGTCATTAAGACCAAAAAAGAAACAAGGTAAAATTTTTACACAAATGAATAACATGTATGGTCTTAACGCAATGAGGCAGGGTAAAAAAACTTTACAAAGGTATTAACATGAAAGCCAACGAGCTAACAAAACAATTTGATAAATTAAAATCTTCAAGAGCAAACTGGGAAAGTCACTGGCAAGAAGTTGCTGACTATTGTTTGCCAAGAAGGGCCGATGTAACAAAGTCAAGAAGCAAGGGAGATAAACGTACAGAATTTATATTTGATGGCACAGCTCTGCACGCACTTGAACTTTTGTCATCATCTTTGCACGGCATGCTGACAAACTCTGCATCACCATGGTTTGATATGCGTTTCAAAGATGAGTCATTTCGTAACGATGAAGAAGCCCTAGAGTGGTTAGAAACTTCAACAAGAACAATGTACATGGCTTTTGCGAGGTCAAACTTTCAACAAGAAATACACGAAGTTTATACAGACCTTGTTGCCTTTGGCACTGCCTGCATGATGATTGAGTATGATGAAGAAAATGTTTTAAGATTTAACACACGTCATATCAAAGAAGTTTATGCAGCAGAAAATCACAAAGGCATAGTTGATACTGTTCATAGAGAATTTAAAATGACAGCCGAAGCTGCCTTTAGAAAATTTGGTGATGCCTTACCAAAAGTTATCTTAAAGAAAGTAAAAGACCATCCATACGAAGAAGTAACGCTGCATCATTGTGTAAGACCAAACGACAAACTCAATCCATATAAAATGGATAATAA